TTGCTTTCGAGTCGAAGTCGTTTGTGCCATCACGGGTCAACGCCGTGTTTGAGAATGATAACCATATGGTGCATCGGTTCAAACATGCTTCTGGTTATCTGGAATGCACCAAGTCCCATAAAATATGCGTGGTCTACCCGAGTGGTCGCCATGCCATGATCCGGGTGCTGCGGGCGTGTAAGAACCAGTTGCCGGCGGTGGTCATGAATGCCAATGGCGCACCTTCCTATTCCAGACTTTCCTATGAAGGTCCGATCCTGGTTGAGCCTACCTTTGACATCAATATCGATCATGAAGACCATGCCTTCGTCTGTGATGGCATCGTGGTTTCTAACTCTGGCAAGAGCCACGCCGCCGCCTACAACATCGCCTGGGACGCCACGGGTCTTTATCCAGACTGGTATACCGGCCCCAAGACGGCCAGAGGTATCAACTGCTGGGTCATGGGTGATACTGCTGAAAATACCCGTGACGCCCCACAGAAGAAACTGTTTGGGCCTGATCCCAAGAAGCCTGGTTGGACTGACCAGCCAGGCAAGGAAGCCTTGATCAACCAGAAATACATCATCGGTACCCCGTCGATGAAGTCGGTATCCGGTGCCATGGATACGGTTCGTATCAAACATATCCCATCCGACACCACCAGCGTCATCACCTTCAAGACCCATGGCATGGATATTCAGTCCCTAGCCTCCTGGTCTGGTGATCGTGTTTGGATCGATGAGGAAGCGCCCAAGGAGATCCTGGACGAAATCATTGCCCGTATGACCACTACGAATGGCTATGTCTATATCACGGAGTGTCCCCAGCACGGCATCACCCCCATCGTCAAGTTCATTCAGGACAATTCAGAACCTGGTGGAGACGTATTCCTGACCTACATCACAGACGAGGATGCCAAGCACATCGCCCCAGAGGTCAGAGAACGCAATCGGCGCCTATGGGCCAGTGACCCAGCCATGTTCGCAGCTCGAACCCAGGGCCGCGCTACCTCTAACAGTGGTTTGATCTTTCCTTTCCCTAACCAGGACATCATCTATGATCCAAATGACTTCCGTATCAGTACCCGCTGGAAGTATCTGGGCGGTCTGGACGTTGGCTGGCGGCATCCCACCGCAGCCTGTGCCTGCGCCTGGGATCCTCAGTCGGATGTGATCTTCGTCTATGCCACCTATGAGAAGGCTGAGACTGAGTATTTTTACCACCATGCTCATCTCCAGTCCTGGGGTCCAAACATGACCTTCATGATTGACCCGGCCTCCGGTCAGGTGAACCAGGGGGATGGCACCAAAATTCTAGAGAAATACTGGAAGTTGGCACACGGCGAGAATTATTTAGATATTGATGAAAATAAAAGAAAATACATCAAGGCTGATAATTCCTTCCATACAGGCATGGATTCCATGTGGCACCGCTTTAATACGCGCCGACTTTTGATTCGCAAGGATCTAAGGGATCTCATTGGTCAGTATGCCTCCTACGAGTGGAACAAGGACGGGGATGGGCCTAGAAAAGAAACTCCGACTGTTCGCTACGATATCATCACAGCCATGCGTTACATGGTCATGGGGGTGCAAGACTATGCCCACAGGCTTGACGATATCCCGCCATGGCTTGAGATGGGCGACTGGGATGAACCTGTGGTCGAACCTTCTTGGCGACCCTACCGCGCCGGCAGGGATCAGGACGCAGAGTAAAATTTTTAGACAGATCACCTTGTTAAGTGTCTAGTTTGTAGTCATCCTTATGAAGTGGTGTTTAGTGACCATTTCACCGGGGAGACTCAATGGTTGGTCCTTCACAGGGACTTTCGAGTATGGCGCCAGCACGATTGCCGTCTCAGGGGCCTAGCCTCGGGCAAGTCGTAGAGCCATTCTTCGGTCCCAATGCCAAGCCGCAGGACGGTGAAGCCATTGGTGAAGAGATCCTTGATAGTGAACTGGAAATCGATGCGGTTAAAAAACTGATCGGACAGTTCAAAAACGAAGTAGACATTGCCGATGTCGGGCGAAAAAACAAGGAACGTGCCTGGATCAAGGTTGAGAAGTATCTGGCCGGTAAGGACGTGAATCCGCCGCCCACCGGCTACACTGAATCCACCTTTTTCTACCGGCGCCTTCCCCGTATCACCCAGATCGGCAAAGCCAAGCTCTACAAGCATGTCTGCCCACTTCAGGGGCGCCCATGGGAGATCAAACCTTCCCCTCGTCATCTTCAGAACGAGATCGCGCAGGACGAAGAGAAGCGGATCTCCAGGCTACGTGAGGAGATCGAGGACATCCAAGAGGCCCATGACGGCGAGAACAAGTTAGATGACATGTGTGAGTTCATGTCCAACTTGGGCACCTGTGTCGCGGTTGGCCCGGTGCAGATCAGCAACCCCAGACTGCGGTGGCAGGATGGCCCCGAAAATATCCCAGAGGAAGATGACCGCAAGCCCATGTGGCTGCTGTATGACCCCAAGGAAGTCTATCCTGACCCCAATGCCAAGAAGGTCCAGTCCCTCGAATACATTCATTTCCACCACGTCATGTCTGCTCACCAGCTTCGGTCCTTGCAGCATGACGACACCTTCATAAAGAGCGAGTTGGCCGATCTGATCACCACCCTGGGGCCGACCGGGAACTGGGCGCAGAACCTCAAGGACTGGGAGACGCCACCCAGCACCACCAAATTAGCCAGTGCCACTTTGAGCGGCTTCTGTGTGTGGATGCGGATCGGTGTCTTGACTGAGGATGCCCTGGAAGCCCTGGGCGAGAAGTTTGGCAAGATCGACGGTCTGGACAAGGATCAAGTGAAGAAGATGACCGACTCCCTATGGGAGATATGGTGGTGTGAAAACAAGATCCTGAAGATCAGCAAGCGGAAGTTCCAGCCCCAGAAGATGTGGGCCTACTTCATCCCCTTCCGGCGTGACCCCAGTTCCATCTTTGGGATCGGGGCCGGCGAGTCTGCCCTTGAATGCGTCGAGATGCTGACCAACATCACGCGCTCCATCGAGGATTCCCTGAATGATACCTCCGGGTTCCAAGTGAGTATCGATGCGGGCCGTGTCGAGAACAAGGATCTGAAGATCCAGGGGCGCAAGGCGTGGATCCATCGGTCCAAGGGTCGCGCCAATGAGCCACAGGGACGGGCGGTGGAGTTCTTCACCGTGCCCTCCAATTTGGAAGCCTTGATGGCGTCCTTTAAGACCTTTGAGAGCATGATCCCGATCTGCACCGGCTTCATGGAGATGGCCAACGGCCAGGATCTCGGTTCCGGTGTCCGCACGGACAACATGATGAACCAGCTTTGGGACTCCCTGGAGGAGTTCATCAAAGATGTGGTCGGCAATGTGGACCGCTATTGGTGGAAGCCCTTCCTGCGCGACTCCTACAACTGGATACAGGAGTACTATGAGCATCCCGAGGAGTTCAAGGTCGCCGCCGACCTTCAGGTCCAGGGTGTCCGTGGTGCGCTTCGACGCGAGATCGTCGGGCGTAAAGCGCAGGATCTCTTCAAAGCCCTACATCAGTTCGGTCTGCCGGATTGGATGGATGAGATCGAGTTCATCAAAATCATGGCTGAGGGTATCGGTATCGAGGAAGAACGGGCGCTCCTGACGCCAGAGCAGCACACCCAGAAGATGGCCATGCAAGCCAAGAAGGCTGAACTCATGAAGGCGGCTGGCAATGCCCCGGAGGGCAAGGAACGCGCTCAGTTGAGCCAGCGTGACGCGCAGATGAAGGCTTACACCGAGATTCCTGAGTCTGCCGAGGCGGTGAAGTTAGCTACCTTCCGGCAGTTGGCCAAGGAACTGCACTTGATGACCCCTGAGTTGAGTGGGTTGCTGGATAAGACCATGCCCATGGCGATCACACGGGATGTGGCTAATCACATGGCCAAGGAACCACAGGCCAAGCAGTTCTCCATCAAAAAGAACCCTGACGGTTCGATCAACGGCACGGTTGGCGGGGGTGAGCAATGATTTCCATGTGCATGGCCCTTCGCAATGGCCGAGTGCAAGCCATCGCTGATCTGTTGGACAAGGGTAATCGACCCGCCACAGTCAGCCTATATACGGGCAAACGCCCGCGTAACGGCGGGGCAACCACTACCATCCTGGCAACGCTCAAGTTGCCCAAGCCTTGCGGCAAGGTGAAGGACGGTTGCCTCGTTGTTGGTGAATTTGAAACAGCCCCTGGCCTTGACCATGGTCAGGCTACTTGGGCGCGGTTCTGTGATGGCAATGGTAACCAGGTCATGGATGCCAGTGTCGGTCTGGATAACGAAGACATTTTGATGGTCGGGTCTACCGCCATCGCCACTGGCCAGCCGGTCGAGATTTCCTCGGCGGTCTTCTGCGAACCGGAGGGATGAGATGACCCTGCTTGCACCTTCTGTCGGTGAAGTCGCGCTGTTGGCGAATGCCTTGAATGTCACAACCCCCGAGGCTCTGACCCTGCGGATCTATATCAACAACCATGCTCCTACTGCCGCTGATACCGCCGCCTCGTATACGGAAGCCAGTGGCAATGGCTATGCCGCGGTCGCCATGACCAGGGCCGGCTGGACCGTCACCAATAGTACCCCCTCCTATGCCACCTATGCCCAGCAGACCACCAGTTGGACAGGGACTGTGACTGTCTACGGCTACTTCATCACCGGCACCACCAGCGGAACCCTCTATTGGGCGGAAGAAATCTATCCATCTGGACAGGTCTTCAATTCTGGAGACACCCTCGCCATCACCCCCAAGATCACCCTCACCTAGGTCGTTATGACTACATTCAACATCACCTACGCCCAGATCGCCCCTAATTCCACAGGGCAGGAGATCGACGGCGCCTTGGTGAACAATGGCGTGAACAATGTCATGCGGCAGATCATTAATATCGGTGATCCCGCAAACTACGCCAATGTCGCTCAGGTTGGGAATGCTGGTCTACAGACGATGGTGGGCAGTCTTGACGGTGTGACCAATACAGCAGACAACCCAACTTACCAAGTCATGGTTGGTGATCCGGGTGGCGACTTCGCCGGGGTCAACCTTTTGGATGAATTGGTTGGCGGTGGTCTGTCGATGAACACCACCCCAGGCAACCCTGGCCAGAAAAAAGCGAATGCTTCTGATTCAGTGGTGATCGCTTTAGACCAAGCCAATGACCTTATCGTCACAGGACAAGCCTCAACTCTTAATGGAATTGTCTTCTCGATTGATACTGTTGCTGGGTATCCGGTCAGTTACCACTCGTTCTACTGTGAAGTTGATATCCCATCCACATGGACGGCTGGCAATTTCATCTTTGAAGGCAGCAACTCTGGTATCGGAACGTGGAACCCGTTGACGGTCTATGACGATGCCTTAATTACTGCTGCGGTGATCAACTCGCAGATCACCCCGGCGTCGAACACCCAGAGGTTTTTCAGCGGCAAGGCTACTTATCGTTTTATCCGTCTTCGCCTGATCACACCATGGTCTGGTGCCTTTTGCCAGGCAATTTGCCGGTTTTCCACGCTTGACTATATTC